TCCGTGACTATGCGAAATCTGTAGGTTGGACTGACCAAGAACTTAGTTCCGTGTATGACAGTCGTGCTGTGCAGACCTTGTATAAGGCAATGAAGTATGAGCAACTTCAAAAGAGCAAACCAGAGTTAACCAAGAAACTCCAGTCTGCCCCTAAGATGATGCGTTCTGGAACTTCTGCGCCAGTTACTAGGTTTTCACAAGATAAACAGGTTATGCAGAGGTTGCGTGAGACAGGAAAAGTCGTAGACGCAGCTAAAGCATTTGAACGATTCTTTTAAATTTTGGAGTATTAAATTATGGCTACCTATCAAACATATACCGCAATCGGTATGCGTGAAGACCTCTCAGATGTTATCTATTCGATTTCACCTACAGACACACCTTTCATGTCTTCCATTGGCAAGACAAAGGCTACTGCCGTTCTGCACGAGTGGCAGACTGACAGCTTGGCTGCTGCAACTTTAGACAACTTTGCAGTTGAGGGTGCAACAGCATCTGACGCTACTATGTCTCCAACTACTCGTGTTGGTAACCGCACTCAGATTGCACAGAAGACAGTCAAGATTTCTGGCACTTTGCAGTCAGTTGACAAAGCAGGCAGAAAATCTGAAAAAGCCTATCAATTGGCTAAAGCCAGCAGCGAAATTAAGCGGGACATGGAGACTACATTGTTGAGCAACCAAGTTGCCGCCAATGGTGATTCTTCTACTGCTCGTAAATTGGGTGGTCTGCAAGCATGGTTGAACTCTAACTACTCTGGCGGTACTTCTGGTGTTGCTGGTAACTTGGGCACAACTGCTCGTACAGATGGTACTAACCGCACTTTCACAGAAGCCTTGTTGCAAACTGTTGTTCGTAGCGTGTACGCCTCTGGTGGTAATCCTAAAGTGTTGATGGTTAACCCTGCTCACAAGCAGTTGGTTTCTGCTTTCACAGGTATTGCTGCACAGCGTTTCATGGCCCCTAGCAATACCCCCACCACTATTGTGTCGGCGGCTGATGTTTATTTAAGCGACTTCGGGGCGATTTCTATAGTACCTAATAGATTTATGACCTCCACTAACTCATGTAACGAGACAGCGTTTGTGCTTGACCCTGACATGGCTGCTGTTGCTTACCTGCGTCCTTTCCAGACCAATGAGTTGGCTGTAACTGGTGACAACGAATCTACACAGTTGTTGGCTGAGTACACCTTGGAAGTTCGCAACCAAGCTGCACACGGCATCATTGCTGACTTGACACCTTAATCTGGTGTAACTCTAAAATGCCTCAGACTAAACATCTGGGGCATTTTCTTTTCTACTCAAACTGATAGAATTAGGCTATGCAAAACCCTAACAACTTTAGACAAACTGCTGTTCACGCTGATGGTGAGGGCGGTATCGTTATTCAGACTCGTCAGGATGTGTCTGACATTGTTGAGCAAAATAAAAAAGAATATAACTCGTATGACGAGAGAGCAAGATGGTCTGACCAATTGTTTGGCAATAAGGTTGCATCTATTCCTATGACAGTCATTGATGACTTGAACAAAGCTGGAATCATGCGTGGCTTTGCTGTTCTAGATGACAAGCGTTTTGCTGCTTGGTTAAATGACCCAATGAATCGTGCATGGCGCACTAGAACAGGAGTTGTATGAGTTTTACTACCTATGCTGAACTACAGACAACTATTGCAGAATACTTGGCTCGTTCAGACCTAACGACTCAGATTCCAGACTTTATCCGTTTGGCAGAAGTACGCTTACGCAGAGACTTGCGTATTCGTCAGATGTTGACTTCTACATCTTTGACCTGCACATCTGGGACTGCTACAGTTAATATCCCATCTGACTTCTTGGAAGTAAAAGATTTTGTGGTTGCAGGTAATCCTGTATTTCCATTGAACTACGAATCTCCGTCTTTGTTCTCTCGTAACTCACGAAGCATGGACGCAGGTAAGCCATTGGATTACACAGTCTTGGCAAGCACATTTAAGTTAGCACCTATTCCTGATTTTGCTTACACATTGAGTTTGGTTTATTCTGCTGCGCCTCCTTTCTTGAGTACATCGAATACAAGTAATACATTCTTGACTGTTTGTCCTGACTTGCTCTTGTATGGTGCTTTGATTGAAGCCGAGCCTTACTTGATGAACGATGCTCGAATCAATACATGGGGAACTATGTTTGACAGGGCTATGGGTTCGTTGACTCGTTCTGATGAGAAGGGTCAATTCTCTGGCGTTCCTTTGGCAATGCAAACAACATACATTTGATATGCCTACACAAAGAATCCAACTAGGTGAGTGGATGCCTGACCAATCAGGTATCTCTGGCGCATTGACTGACGCTAAGAATGTGGTTTCTCAAGCCGTGGGTTATGGCCCATTTCCTAGTGCTGTAGCGTTTTCTGCTACTGCTTCTGAAGACCTAGTTTCTTTGTACGCTGCAAAAAATCCAGACTCGACAACCCAATTGTTTACTTCTGGCGCATCTAAGATTTTTACAGTAAATGGCGTAGGCGCATTGACTCAAGTTAAAACAGGAATGACTACAGGCATTGACGATAAGGTTCGCTTTACTCAGTTTGGTAAAAGAGTAATTACTACAAACAATGCTGATGTTTTGCAAGGATGGACGTTAGGAACTTCTACGTCTTTTTCTAATTTAAGCGCATCTGCACCGATAGCTAAATTTATTACTGTGGTGCGTGACTTTGTTGTTTGCGCTAATACGCTTGAGACAACCCAACAGCAGTATCGTGTTAGATGGTCTGCAATTAACGATGAGACAGATTGGGTAGAGAATGTAAACACTCAGTCTGATTATCAGGATATTCCTGATGGTGGACAGATTGTAGGAATCCGAGGTGGTGAGTTTGGCTTGGTGTTCTTAGAAAGAGCGATTAGCCGAATGACCTATGTAGGTACTCCGTTCATATTCCAGTTTGACAACATCTCTCGTAATAAGGGATGTATGGTTGCTGGCTCTATTGCTCAGTACCAAGGCGTTACGTTCTTCCTGTCAGACGATGGTTTCTATATGTGTGATGGTCAGACTGTTCAATCAATTGGTAGCGAAAAGGTTGACCGATTCTTTATTGATGACGCATCAGAATCTGATTATGGTTCTATGTCTGCCGCTGTTGACCCTATCCGTAAATTAGTGATTTGGAACTATGTAGCTACAGACGGAAATCGTAAACTAATCATTTACAACTTTGCGACAAAGAGATGGACTTATGCAGACGCAGGTACTGACTTCTTGTCTGAAGCATCTACAACTGCTGTAACTTTAGAGCAGTTAGATAGCATTAGCGCATCTATTGACGCATTGACAACAAGTTTAGACTCACGCCTTTATGTGGGTGGCAAATACTTCCTTGGTGGTACGCTAGGCGCAAAGGTTTTTACATACACAGGTCAGCCCTTGTCAGGCAGGATTGCTACTGGAGACATTGACCTTGGTGGGCCATCCGTGGTCACTTTGGCTCGTCCATTGGTAGACAATGGTTCAGCGACAGTTGCTATAGCTTCTCGCACATTGTTAAGCCAAGACGTTACCTTTGGGACTCCAGTAGCTGCTGACTCAGAAAACAGGGTTTCTTTGCGTAGCGCAGGGCGTTACCATCGTATCCAAGTTAATCCTACTGGCGCAGATTGGAAAAACGCTGTTGCTGTAGATGTTGACGTAGCTGGTCAAGGTGTGCGCTGATGTTTAGAAGCCTACCTGCTTTTGGTGGTGACCAACGAGCCGTGGCTGAAGTTGTCCGTGGCATCATGGATGGCAAGACCAATAACACAGGGACTTTGACTCTAGCAACTGGCGGTGCTTTAACTACCACTTTGACAGACCGAAGGATAGGCCCAGATAGCGTTATCATTTTTGTCCCTGCCTCTGCTGCTGCTTTTGCTGATTCTGCACCTTATGGGGCTTTTCAAGACGGAACAGACCAGACTGTAGCTAATACAACGACTGCGTATCCTATTACATTTGATACAACCGACTTCTCTAATGGAGTTACTTTATCAAATAGTTCTAGGTTGAATGTAAAAGCAGCAGGTTTGTATAACATACAGTTTTCTATCCAACTGAAAAACACAACAAACGACTCACAAGATGCGGATATTTGGTTTAGAAAGAATGGCACAGATATAACTGGCTCAAATAGTAGGTTTGGTTTAGCTCAGAGAAAAGCATCTGGTGACCCATATCACTTAATTGGGGCAATGAACTTTTATGTAGATTTGGCAGCTAATGACTACATTCAGTTGATGTGGAGAGCGTCAGATGTTGGTGTAGTAATTGAGCATTATGTGGCTGGAACAAGCCCTACTAGACCAGCTACGCCATCTGTGATAGCGACTGTTAACTTAGTGTCACTCGCTGCCTCAACGAATATCTATGCTAGTTCCCAAGGACAGGGTACGGCTACGATTACCCATTTTGCAAATTCGACTGCAAATAAGACATATCGGTATGCAATTATTGGTTGATTTTAATAATTTATGTATAATGGATTCCGTGGATGACCCATCTTGGAATCCGAAACTCTAGGAGTAAAAGATGGCTACCACTACCACATCGTCAATTGACCCAACAATTCAGCCGTACCTTTCGTATGGCTTACAGCAAGCACAGCAAGCGTATCAGGGCGGTGGCCCACAGTATTATGGTGGTCAGACTTATGTAAGTCCTAGCA